GGAGGAGAAGAACTAGGAATGGTTCCAGAAGGGAGAAGAACACCTCATGGATTTTCTGCTGTTGATTATGGTACTGCTCCGCCAGTAGCAGAGGCTGCAGCAATTCCTTATTCGGGTTTTTCAGAAGATGCAGGGGTATTACCATCTACTACTCCCGGTGGCTTTACAACTAGGACTCCGTATGTAGATAAAGTTAAGACTCACGAAGATTGGTATCCTAATCATCAAAAATATGCTGCTTTAGCGGATGCAGAGGGTGTGATGGGTGTTCTTAGTGGGAAAAATAGGGAGTGGAAGGAAACTCTTAAGGATGATATGAGGCGAGAGGAATTATAGGCGAGAAAGATACTAAATATTTCTCGGAAGATTGGATAGCATATCAAGAATTATTTGATGACAATGGCGTTGCATTAGATGGTAGTGGGGATGTTATGCCCGGAACTGATAGAGTTCAGGGAGTGGGATTCGCTGAAAAGTTTGTTCAACCATATACCAAGTCTGGAATTGGTACTCTTGCGCCAGTAGAAGAAGAAATAGTGTGGCCCGCAATGGGTGAAGATAGGAGGGCGGAGCCTTTAGGTCAAGAAATTAAGAAAGGGGATGATCAAAGATCAGTTATATCTAGTCTTGTTTCTGAGTATAGTTCTATGCTTGGAATGTTGGGTATTGATTTGAGTCCGTTTAGGAACGGTACTTATACAAAAAATGATATAGACAGGTTGTATGAAAAATTGTTTCCTCATAAGGAAAGAATTCCTCCTGAAGTTTGGACTCAGATAGAAAATATCAAGATGGGCTTTTAGGGTGGCAGTATGTTGCCTGTTATAGCAGATAGTGTCTATTACAAAAATAATAATTCAGATGCTGCAAAAAAGTTTGCTGAATGGGCGCATACTGCACCCTTCGATCTCGTTATTGAAGCATATGCTGATTGTCATAGGGATACTAATCTTGATGATTCTTTCATTAGGACTCTCGGTCAGCTTGATCGCTATTATCTTGGTGTGTTTCTTTGTAATCGACATGATATGGTGCATCCGTGGATTTATGACAGATGCAGAGAAGTCGAAGGAGATAGAGACTCCAGATTAGATTTGTGGGCGCGGTTCCATTATAAGAGTTCTATAATTACATTTTTGGGGACTGTGCAGGAAATTCTTTGTAATCCAAATATCACGATAGGGTTGTTATCATTTTCTGCTAGACAAGCAAAGCCTTTTTTAAGGCAGATAATGCAGGAATTTGATTCTAATGAGAAACTTAAACAGCTTTATCCTGATATTTTATGGGAAAAACCTCGACTTCACGCTCCCAAGTGGGCAGAAAATGAAGGGATATGTGTTAGAAGGACAGGAAATCCCAAGGAACAGACGGTTGAGGCTCATGGATTAGTTGATGGTCAGCCTACTGGACGCCATTTCGATCTTATTATTTACGATGATATTGTGGTTCAGGAATCTGTAAATACTCCAGAACAGATAAAAAAGACTACAACTCAGTGGGAACTTTCTTTAAATTTAGGGTCTACCTACCGACCTAGATTCCAATATGCGGGTACAAGGTACTCCTACGGGGATACCTACGGTACGATCCTTCAGAGAGCGGCTGTAAAGCCCAGAATTCATCCTGCCACTGTTGATGGAACAATGGAGGGCGCTCCTGTTTTTCTGGAAAAGGAAAGATGGGAGGAAATAAAGAAGACTACATCCACTTATACTGTGGCGTGTCAGCAATTATTAAATCCTATTGCTGGCTCAGATGTTGCTTTCAAGGAAGAGTGGTGGAATGAGTGGGAGGTTAGGCCGTATACATTGAATGCTTATATCATGTGTGATCCAGCCCATTCTAGGAAAAGAGAATCGAATAGAACTGCGATTGCCGTGGTTGGAGTAGATGCAAATTATAATAAATTTCTTCTTGATGGTGTATGCCATAGATTATCGTTGTCTGAGAGATGGGACACATTGAAGAAGTTAAGGGCAAAATGGAAAGGTGCGACCGGCATAAGAGAAGTAAAAGTTGGGTATGAGAGATATGGCGCTCAATCTGATATAGAACATTTTAAGGAAATGATGAGAATTGATGGAAGTTCATTTCCTGTTTACGAATTAAATTGGACTGGTGGTGGTGGTCCTCAATCAAAGAGAGACAGAATACAAAGATTGGAACCTGATTTAAAAGATGGTTCATTCTTCTTTCCCTATCCTACAGATGAGAAGAGATTAACCTCTCATCAGAAAGATTACAAAATAAAGAAACAGGAATTTTTAATTTCCAAGAAAATTTTAAAGAAAGACGAGGAAGGGAAGTTGTATGATTTAGTTGATTGGGTCAAAAGAAATGAGTACCTTTTGTTTCCAACTATTCACCCAGATTTTCTGGATGCTCTTTCTAGAATATATGATATGGACCCAATACCTCCTATATCGAGGACTCGACGTTCATTGGAACCTGAAGCGGAGGCTAGGTATTAATGAGAAAATTTAGAATAGGTGGAGGAAGACAGGGACCGCCTCGTCGTGTTGCTTATAGAATGACTAATGGAAGAAAATTCTACGAGAAGAGTCCAAGAGATTTTCCGTATGGAATTCTTCCATATGTTCAAAACTATTATTGGACGGCTGGTTATACAGAGAATGATACAAGTTCATAGGAAATAATATGGCTTCAATAACACTTAGAGAAACAAAAGGTTCTCCATTGACGTTTGCAGAGATGGATGGAAATCTAACAAATTTAAATGATGATAAGCAAGAATTAATAAATTCTTTAAATACAGATTCAACTATGACCCAAACTGCAGATTATATTGCTTATTGGGATACAGGAGTGGCTGCAAGTAGAAAAATTTTAGCTATCGACACTCCATTTTTCTTTAGGACCATAATAGTTAAGGCTCTTCCGGATGCTGATGATACTTATACTGGGGATGGAATAACAGCGATTACTATTCCGCCTACTATGGATACATTGAACCTCTATAGTATAGGCGCGCATGTGTATACTGCCGGGACTGGTTCTACAACCGATGTTCAGCTTCATAATGTAACAACTTCTCTAGACTTGCTGAGTACAAAATTAACTATAGATGCTGGAGAGACAGATTCTTCTACTGCAGCTACCCCAGTCGTAATTAATTCAAGTGGAACCATTAATAAGGTATACACTGCTACTGTATTAAGAATAGATGTAGATCAAATAGCTAGTGGCACAGCCGCCAAAGGATTAGAGATAAGGATGGAATTTCGTGGATCAAGCAGTTAGTATGTTTCAATCTAAGCCGCCATTGGTGGCTGTTAAAAATTTGCACCCTGTACCTGAAATTATTTGTGGTGTTAATGAAGACAAAGAAAAAATAAGAGACAACATAAAAAAAAATATAAAGAGGGGAGTGCCGCAAGTGAAGCCTCACGAGACTCAGTGGGAGAAGGTAGTTTGTCTTGCTCTAGGTGGTCCTTCATTAAAAGAAACTTTTCCTGATCTTTTAGAAAAGAGAAAGGATGGTTATCCTGTGATTACCGTGAATGGTAGTTACAAGTATTGTGTAGATAATGGCTTACAGCCTTCTGCTATGGTGTTACTAGATAGCAGGGAATTTAACAATCGTTTTGTTTTTCCTATATCTAAAGATGTGAAATATTTTATTTCTTCTCAATGTCATCCTTCTGTATTTGATATGTTAGAAGACCATCAGGTATGGATTTGGCATTGCGCTGGAGATGATAATTTTGATCTACTACAAGAACAGTATGGTCAGGCGTATTTTCCAATAATGGGGGGTGCTACTATAGGTCTTAGGGCTGTTCATATGTTAAGGATGTTAGGGTTTCCTAAATTTGAGATGTATGGTTTTGACAGTTGTATTATGGAAAAACACCACGCTTATGAACAACCCGAAAATGATGGCGAAGAGGTTCTGAAGGTTATAGTTTCTGGAAAAGAATTCACATGTACTGCAGCACATTACCATCAAGCAAAAGAGTTTGTTGATATGATTTCTAAAACAGGCGAACATTATGATCTGGCTGTTCATGGGGACGGTCTGATTTCACATATAATTAAAAATCCGGATTCATTAAGGATAAAAGAGGAGGTAGGATAAAATGGCGGCTACTGCTTGGAGTTTTTACAATTCCTTTAGGGAAAAATTAGGCGAAGGCGATTTTGATTTAAGCGGAACAAGTGTTGGGTTTTATTTGGCATTACATACTAGCGCGGCTAGCGCTCTTGTTAATACCAAAACGTTGTCAACACAGGCATCACTCGCAAATGAAGTTGCTAATGGTAATGGATACGCCACAGGTGGTGCGTCTGTTACATCACGTACTTGGGCGTCTGTAGCAACTGATAAGTATCGTTTTGATTCAACTGCTGTTGTGTGGACTGCTACTGGTGGAACAATTGCAAATATTAAATATGCAGTTGTCTATCAAGCTGGCGGTAAATTAGTGTGCTTTTCTAAACTGACTACATCACAGTTTACTTTAGCCGAAGATAACACGCTCACTGTCACGCCGAGTGCTAGTGGCATATTTGAACTAGCATAGGAGGTGTATTATGGGCGTAGAAACGGCTACATATATTAGCGAACTTTCGGCTACAAATCCGCTAGGTACAGACCCAATTAGTGAGGGCGACGACCAGATTCGTCTCGTGAAGTCAGTTTTGCAGAGCCAATTCACCAGCCTTGGTGCAGCGGCTGTTTCTGCAACTGCCACTGAGTTAAACTTAATTGATGGGTACACTGGTACGACGGCGGAATTGAATTATAATGATATTACCACTCTTGGTACTTCAGAGGCATCAAAAACGCTGACAGCAGATGCAAATGGTGATGTTACAATTGCC